GACTGCGAACGGCTTCGACAATCTCGTGACGACGCAGCTCTCGGCTGTGGCGCTCGCCGCGGCGCGGATCCAGATGGTGGGCTTCCGGGGTGACCAGGCGGAGCGGATCCAGGTTGTGCCGGACCAGATTCTCGGGCCGCCGGATCTCTATGAGACGGCTTACGAGATCATCGCGTCGTCTGGCAAGGTCGATACGGCGGATAACAACCGTAACGTCCATGAGGGCAAGTACACCTTCATCGAGTGGAACTACCTGCCGGATACCAACAACTGGTTCCTGATGGATTCCACGATGAGGCGCAACATGCTCTTCTGGGTGGATCGGACCCCGCTCGAGTTTGGCATGATCGAGGACTTCGACACCTTCACGGCCAAGTGGCGTGCCTACATGCGCTACGCATACGCGCACGTCAACTGGCGGTGGATTCTCGGAGCCCAGGTCTCCTAGCGATGGCGAACAGGTTTCACAACAAGATGCCCAAGCGCAAGGGTGCACCGACCGGGAAGCCGGAGGGCAGGATCCCGAAGATCGTCGAGAAGACGGCGGCTTGGCCCGGCGTGCCGGGCAAGACGCAGCCCCGGGACCGCTCTGCTGGAGTCAAGAAGGTCAAGCAGTCAATGCGCTCGGAGGGCATCTAGACGGGTAAGCGGAGGTGCGATTCCTCCGGGCAGCCGCTGGGTCACGGCTCATCGGGTGTTCCTAGAAGGAGATAGTGATGGGTTTGACACACTACCCGCATGGGGTTGCCAGCTTTGGTATGCCGGTGCTCGGCATGGGCGAGGAGACGATGACGACGGGCAACGTCTTCTTCGTCGACTCGGGTGCGGCAAACGCCTCGGATGGCAATAGGGCGACCTCGCCGGACGCCCCGGCAGCGACGATCGACGGCTGCATCGCGAAATGCACGGCCAACAACGGCGACATCATCTTTGTCATGCCGGGCCATGACGAGAATCCGACCTCCAGCATTACGATGGATATCGCGGGCGTCTGGATCCGCGGCCTCGGCTGGGGTGCGGATCGGCCCACCGTGACCTTCGGGGCTGCGGCTGCCTGTGTCGCGATGTCGGCTGCGAGCTGCCGGGTCTCGAATATCCGCTTCGATCTCGGCACGGTGGCTCATGCCACGAGCCAGTTCAACACGATCATCAATGCGGATACCAGTGCGACGAGGCTGGTCGTCAGAAACAACAGGTTTTTGACTCTTACGACGGATACGGGTACGACGACCGGATTTGAGCTCAATGGCTGTGACCAGATCCAGATCTACAACAATCTGATCTTCGGCAACTTCAGCGCTGACGCGATCGACAACGATACGGACGAGATCCTCGATGCATTCGTCTTCAACAACATCATCAGGAATACCTCGATCACGGGCGAGTGCTTCGATATGGATGCCAATGCGACGGGAATCTTCGTCAGCAACCATTTTGGTGGAGGCTTGAACTACGAAGCCAATGTGACTGGTGGTCTTACCGCTGGAGCTACTGCCATCATGTACTCCGACAACTGGATGTGGGACAGCACGGCTGGTGGTGGCAAGAGCGGCGGTATCTTCCCGGTGGCAAGGCTGACATCGTAAGAGCGTTGATGGCACATACTCGAGGAGAGCCTCTGATCGGATTCTTCTAGAAGCGTGAATCGTATGATAGACAGCGTTCTCATACTCGGCTGTGCAACCAGTACGATTCATCAGGCTCCCGTCAACAGGCGTCGTACCGAGATCTGGACGGTCGCCTCCTTCATTGAGCTTCATCCGAGAGCAGCGTCGCTGATCAGCCGCTGGTTCGATCTCCACCATGAGCCCGAGAAGAAGCATCCGCAGTGGTGGGCCTGGGCGCTCGAGAGGCAGCCAAGCTGCATCTTGATCGAGAAGCGCGATGAGCTGGTAAACTCGCAGGCGTATCCCATCGATGAGATGAGGAAGAGGTTTGGCAGCTACTTTACGTCTTCCATCTCCTACATGCTGGCCCTGGCGATCGCGCGTCGAGCGAAGTGGATCGGGATCTATGGTGTCGATATGGCATGCGGCTCTGAATACTACTATCAGCGTGCTTGCTGTGAGTTTCTGATTGGGATAGCGAGGGGCTCAGGCATCGAGGTTGAGATCCCTGACGAGTCGTTCTTGCTCAGATCGCGCTGGCTCTATGGATACGATGACGGTCGACCAGTCACGGAGAGTGAAAGGATGATCGAGGAGATGTCGATCTGGCGTGCCGAGGCGCTGGCTCTTCGTGCGATGATCCCAGAGGAGAATAGGCCGAAGCCGCCGCCGAATGCGGTCAGGTTTGTTGAAGAGATGCAAGCGCTTAGAAGTGGTATTGATGCGTAGAGATGTAAACGACGCTCTGATTATCGGATGTGCGTCGAGCACGGTACGGTCTTCTCCTGTCAGGAGACCGAACACGGAAATCTGGACCGTGACGTCGTTGATCGATCAGTATCCGAGAGCCGCTCAGTCCGTGGACCTCTGGTTCGATATGCATGAGAAGCCAGAGGAGAAGCATCCCAAGTGGTGGATATGGGCGCTCGAGAACCAGCCGAGATGTATGCTTCTGAAGCAACGCGATGAGCTGGTGAATTCCAGGGCTTATCCAGTCGATGAGATCATCTCTCGATTTGGCTTATACTTCACCTCCTCCGTCTCGTACATGCTGGCTCTGGCGATTGCCCGTGGTGCCAGATGGATTGGTCTCTACGGAATCGATATGGCATGTGGCTCGGAGTATTACCATCAGCGTGCCTGCTGCGAGTATCTGATTGGCCTCGCTGTCGGTAGCGGCATCACGGTCGATATCCCAAAGGACTCGGCCCTTCTCAAATCCCGCTGGCTCTACGGCTATGACGAGGATAGGCCGACGACCGAGAATGAGAGGCTCATTGAGGAGATGTCGATCTGGAGGGCGGAGGCGTTGGCCCTGAGAAGGCTCGTGCCGGAGGATCAGAGACCTAAGCTGACACAGGCGACGGCGAAGATGATTGAAGAGCTGAATCTTGAACATGCTTCGGCGGTGTCGAGATGAGAGATCATATCGTCATAGGACTCGGCACGGGAAGATGCGGGACGAAAACGCTCTCGCGAATTCTGGGCTTCACCCACGAGGGTCGTCATCTGCCGTGGATCTATTGTGAGCCGCTCTTCCAGAATGCTCTGTCCTTTGTTCGTGAGCACCGCGGAGATGTGGGATGCTATTGGCTCAACTACGTCGAGCCGCTTCTTCAAGCTCATCCAGATACGAAGTTTGTCTGTTTGCAACGAGACAAAGAGTCTACGGTCAAGAGTTGGCGGCGTAGGATGGTCGGCCGCAAGGAGTTCGGGATCTACGTAATGTACGTCGACCCGACTGGTCGGATCCGCGCTCCGTCTATGTTCCCCGATTACAAGGGTGTCGCTCTCGATAGGGCTGCTGCTCTCTACTGGGAGACCTATTACGAGAAGGCTCGGAAGCTCGAGGAGCTTTATCCTTCTGCCTTTAGAATCTATCCGATGGACGAGGTCTTGAATGATAAGCGTGCTCAGAGGAAGATGCTGAAGTTTGCCGGCATGACCAATGCTCCTCGTGTAAAGAAGAGGGAGAATCGTGGGGGTATGCACGACTCCGAGTTTGGAAACATGATGGCGGATATCAGTGCCGAGATGATCGAGAAGTATGATCTTCGGCCGGGAGCACGGATGTGCATCAAGCCTCCACTGGGAAGCCGGCTGGGAGAGCTTGCGGTGAAGAGGGGCGTATCGAAGTCCGTTACCGAGCCGATCATGCTGGAATTCAACAAGGGGCTAATCAAATGAGGCAATATCTGACGAAGGCGCAGAGGGATGCTTACGAAGAGGACCGGCGAACCTTTCAGGATCAGCTCTCGAATCCTGCTGTGCAGGAGAAGGCTGCCGTCCGGCGTGAGCTGAGAAAAGTCGAGCAGATCCTCTCGACGCAATCTCCGCCCGAGCTGAAGGGAGCCGATCTCGACAAGGCGGTAAAGGCCGAGAAGGAGCTTCGTGAGGAGATCGTGCCCAACATGCTCTCGCAGGAAGAAATGCGGAAGAATCCGCCTGGCGCGGTGGGCCGCGAGCGTGCATTCCAGAAGCGCTACAAGGAGAAGATCCTCGCCTGGAAGAATCTCCGGCGTGCGATCGAGCGCGACTCGGACGACCCCGATCTCTCGAATCTCGAGGTCTATCGTCCAACGGTCTCGCAGCTCAACATGCAGAACGCCCAGATTCCAGGCAGGGACTACAACTTCCCGAGCGAGCGGTTCCAGGCCAACTACGATCAAGTCAAGTGGAATAAGAGTAATCCTGAGACGACGATGACGGCTCTACCGGACTCCTATGAGGTGACGAGCACAGAAGATGTTGTGTTGGTCGATCCTGCCACTGACGAGAGTCAGAATCTGCGGGATGAGATGCGGGGGATCAAGGCGGAGAATGAGACGCTAAAGAGCAGCGCTGGGCCGGCGAAGCCGATACACAAAAGAGGCAAGATGAGCGCTGAGCAGCGGAAGATCCAGAGCGAGCGCATGAAAGCGTACCACGCCAGGAAGAGGGCCGAGAAGGCAGCTAAGGAGGTCAGCTAGTGGCATTCCCTTATAACTTTGAGAGCAATTTCGAGCAGGGAAGCAACGCTGAATGGGATAGTGAGACCGACAACGACAGCGCTCTCGACTTCCCGAGCTACAAGATCTTGGCTGGCGTTGGAGCCGAGCCTTACATTGGTGCCTATTGCATGAGGCTTGCGATGGGCGGTACCAATGATGCGATACTCAGTGAAGGCGACATCGATATTGCGGCTGGAGCAACGCGCTACATCCGTTTCGATGTCTACGTAAGCTCCAACTTCGCTGGTGGTGCTACGGATAGCTTCAATCTACTCGAGCTTCAGCAGACAGGCGGCACGGTGGAGGCGACCTTCGGAGCGAAGGTGACGACAAGCACAAACGTCGTGCAGTTTGGTATCGGTGAGACGGCGCCAACGAGTCTCACACAGGCGATCGCGAAGGGTGTGTGGAATACGGTAGAGCTGAAAGTCGTCTGTGACTCTGGTGGTAATAACGATGGAACGATCGATCTCTATCTGACGCAGCAGGGCCACAGAACCGCGACCGGTGTTGCTGCGACGCAGGTTGGCACGCTTGATCAGGGAGCGATCGGACAAGGTGTGCTGGGTCTTCAGGGAGGTGTCGCGACGACGACTGGCTTCATTTTGATCGACAACTTCGCCATGGACGACGGAAGGCTCTATCCAACGCTGAGATTCCCACCAGTCCCTGTGCTCACGAAGTCTAGGCATGTGATTCTCGGCCAGGGGAAGCTTGGGATCATCAGCCTTCTATCTGGAGGTGCTGCGGACAACGTCCTTCGCGTCTGGGATACGGATGCCGCCGATACGACAAATCAGTCGAATCTGGTGCTCGAGCTTCGCAACACGGCTGCTTCGCAGACGGTCTTCTCGCAGGAGCCAGTCTACGTGAGACACGGCGCCTACGTGGAGCTCAGCGGTACGAATCCGAGGGCGACCGTCAAGGTCGAGCACGGAAACCACTCAGCCGGAGCGATCCGGAGATTGGGGATGGTTGGATGAAGTGGCTACTGATTCTTCTTCTGCTGCTGCCCAGCACGGCATGGGCAGGCTGGAGCAATGACGAGGATGGTACCGGGACGGAGTGTGAGGACGAGCAGCCCAATCCGACTTCACAGCGGCGGTGCTGGTGGAACTTTACCAGTGCAGATAGCACCAACAACAGCAATCTCTTGAAGGTCGACCAGTGTGAGAACTGGAGCATCGCATGTGTGCCTGACTTCGACGGTACAGGTACTACGGCGACGGTGAAGCCCTACATCTGCCTAGACGACGCTTGCAATACGAATGCCTGCTATAACCCGCGAAACGTCGTCTTCAACAGCACGACACACGCGATGTATGGTGCTGATGGAACGTGGATCTGCCTAGATATAATCACGGCGGCTGGTTCTGGCGAGAATGGCCGCTGTGAATTCAGGTGCAACCAGTAGATGGCTGCTGAAACGTTATACGACGATTTCGAGACTCTCTACACGGATCTCCTGAATAGGGTTCGCGAGAGTACCAGCGTTACTGCAACGGTGACGCTTGCTAAGCGCTTCATCAATATTGCAGTTGAAGATATGCATATCGGGGCTAGCGAGACGCTGCCATGGGCCGAACGAAGATCCCACATCCTGACTCAGCCGACCTATACGACGGGTACGTTGAGCGCAACGAAGGGATCACAGGTCGTTACAGGCTCTGGCACATCATGGAAGACCGATAACGATTTTGGTGTCAATAACGTCAGGCGAGATGGGAAGCTATTGATCAATGGAACGACGGAGCCCTATCGTGTCTATAGCGTTACCAATGATACCCAGCTTGCAATAACATCGAAGTTCATCGACGACGATGTGAGCGGTGCAAGCTATACGTACTTCGAGGACGAGTACGATCTGGCCTCTGACTTTGGACGTCCGATCGACTGGAGGACCTTCTCGGACGGATACAGCATTCCGATGATCAGTCGCACCGAGTTCTACAGGAGATTCCCGAGAAATAGCTCTCCAGGCAAGGTCAAGGTCGCAACGATCATCGATGTCGATGATGCAACCACGCTGCCCGTCAGGAAAGTGCTCTTCCACAATCCTCCCGATGAGGCTCAGGTGATCCCGTATCACTATGTCACCAAGTACCTATGTGTGCAAGATGACGGCACACGGTTGGATTATATGACTGGCAATTCTGATGAGCCGCTCGTGCCGAAGAGGTACAGGCTCGCGATCGTCCTCAATGCGCTCTACCACTGGTATCGTGACCGAAAGGACGATACCCGTGCACAGGAGGCGAGGGCCGAGTACATCGACTTCATGATGAGGATGATGAATGATCTCGAGATCGGCTCAAAGCGCCCGAGCATCGTGCCGCGTGTTGGCCCTTACTGGCTCAAGGCGAGACGACCGTGGTCAGGATCGTGCTCGCCTCGTTATGACATCTACGATCGCTTCGATAGGATGGAGTGGTGACGGATGGCGACTCGCGTCAAGACGATCCGGCACCTCTTCAACGGAGGCTGGGCGACGGACTACGGCCCGACGGCCGAGGTGCAGGTAGGTCCTGACGGCTTCCTGCGGATTCCGTACCTGCTCAAACGATGGTGGACCGCACAAGGTCGGCGGCACGGCAAAGCTCAACAGCTCGGCACTGGAGAGTGGTGCCGCGATCCGCGGCGTCTATGACTACTGGCGGCAGGGTACGAGCGGAAGTCCGACCCAGAAGCGTATCGTTCACGTCTCCACCAAGGTCTACCAGGACGATGCGGACGGCAGCTTCTCGAGTCTCTTCACGGGCCTGTCTGATACCGCGATTCCCTCTTATGCCACCTTCGACGATGTTCTGATCATCTCCAGCGATTCAAACAATCCGGCAGATGTTCCGAGATATTGGGATACTGTCACGCCCAGGGCTCTCGGAACGAATACGCCAAACTTCGCCTTCGGCTGTGCGCACAAGAATCGGTGGTGGGCGGCTGGCGTCGCGAGCAATCCATCGCTCGTCTATTACAGCCCGGATCTCACGAATAGCGGTCCAGACGGCGACTGGGACGGTGCGACATCCGGCTACATCCAAGTTGATCCTGGTGATGGAGACCGGATCGTCGGTCTGGCCTCGCACAAGGATGACCTCTGGGTCTTCAAGGGCCCCTACAAGAAGAGCATTCACCGTATCGCTGGATCCGCACCGACTGGAGACGACGGATTCTCGCTTCACCCCTTCATCCAGGGTGTGAGTGCGGTCTACCATAACTCGATCTTCAAGTTTCGCGATGACCTCGGCTTTATGGACTCCGATGGAGCGGTCCATGCGCTCTCTGCCGTTGCCGCCTATGGAGACTTCAAGGAGGCTGCTCTTAATCGAGATATCAATAGATGGATCGCTGAGCATGTCAACAATACGGTACTCAATACGGCTTGGGCGGTGACGCAGCCTGCTCTCGGCAGGACGCTCTTCGCGATTCCGATCGATGCATCATCTACGCCCAATGCGCTGCTCTCGATGGACTACCGCTTCGCGCCGGTGCGCTGGTCGTATCTTACATTCGCGTCGGCATTCGAGCCGCAGTCAATCGCTCCCGTGATCGACTCTGCATCGAGCAACAGGCATATTTTCATGGCTGGATGCAACGACGGCTACGTCAGAAAGCTCGATCAGGCGACTCGCTCGATCGACGGCTCGACTGGCATCTCCGCCGATGTCGCGATACCATATCTCAACTATGGCACGCCAAAGAGGATGAAGACGCTGTTTGACTTC